CACGGTCGAGACAAGCGCGGCCGTCATGGCGTCGACCGTGCGCCCGCTCGGCTTCGCCGCGCCGCCGAGCTCGGTACAACCGGTCGGCAATCAACCGATGGACCCCGGCACGCAATCGCAACGAACGGCGTCGGGCGGTCGCACGTCGCTATGGTGTTCGTATTCGGCCGACGTGCCGAGCGAGACCGCCGGCCTATGGGGTATGGGGTTCCGGTTCAAGCCGTCCGATAGCGACGGGCAAGGGCTCTTCGACTGGTCGGTATCGTTCATCACAGACACGGGTAGCGAGTCGCCCTTGTCGGCGCCGGCTACCCTTTCGTGGCTCATGCCAAGCGACTCGAAGGGTTTTCGCGCTGCAATCGCGTTGCAGATACCGACCGGGCCGCCGGGTACCGTCGGGCGCGTCATCTATCGAACCCGCAACTACTCCGACGACTATGTGTACCAGGGCGACAACCGGCTCTTCGAGTCGGGTCGGGTATACAACAACGTCGACGACTTGTTCTTCGACGCCGTACAGACGAACGAGCTCGTCGTACCCGCGCCGACTGTACCGACCGTCGGTTTGCCGGCGCCACGTGCGCGGTTCTCGGCGTTCTGGGCGGGTACGCTATGGCTCGACGGCGGTATCGACGACGCCGGTACCTTGTACTACTCGCGACCAGGTCGTATCGAAGAGTTCGCCGCCGACGGGTTTATCTCGCTCGGCGGTCAAACGGCCGGCGGTATTACTTGCATCTTCCCGCATTACGCCGCACTCGTCGTATTCCGCGAAAACGCAATCGACGTTGTGACGGGCGACGCGTCTTCGGGCTTCGTCGCGTCGACGATTGCGACCGGCGTTACGTGCCGTGCGCCGCACTCGGTTGCCGCCGTACCGGGTCTCGGTCTCGTGTTCCTTGCGCTCGACGGCGTGTACGCCGTGGTCGGCGGTCTACAGGGCGGTAGTACCTTCGACGTCATTAAGTTGACCACGGCACAACGCGAGCTCATAGACCGGTTGACGCCGGGTCTACATGCGAAAGCCGTCGGGGTCTACTCGTCACAGTCTCGCGAGTACCAGTTGTACGCGCCGGCCGACGGTCAAGACCGGCCGTCGCTCGGTCTCGTACTCCATGTCGACTTGCTCGAAACAAGTCTCTCGCCATGGTCAACCCGTACCGGCTTTCCGGTCGGCGCGATTGCGACCATGTACGACGGTACGGTCATCTTCGGGCATCACACGGGCGACCAGGCGGGCGCGAATAGCGAAGCGGGTATCTTCGTCATGTCGGGCCGTCGGGCGCTCGGCGGCCGCATCGAAGCCGACGCGTTCGTGTACAACGCGCCGCCGACCAGTCTCTACCGTTCCACGTGGAACGACTTCGGCGACGCGGTACAGCAAAAGAAAGTGCATTACGTCACGATATGGTGCCTCACGACCGGGTCGCCGACCTTGACCGTACGGCACTTGAAAGATTTCAGTCTAACGGCCGTATCCGAGCGCTCGTACGAGTCACAACCGCCCGACGCGGCCGACTTGCCGGTGTACGATACCGCCGAGCTCGGTACCGCGACGAGCTATCGACAAGAGCGACTCGTACCGCTTCGAGTCTCGGTTGCGCAACAGTCGTGCGCTTGGTTTGCCTTCGAAGTCGAGACGACCGACGACCTTGTCATCGTGGGCCACGAAATCGAGTACACTATCGGCGCGACGCGTACGATAGCGGGCAAGAGGGCACCATGAAACAATGGACGAAGCGCGAGGTACGCACGGGCGGTACAGTCTCGCCCGATAGCGTTCAAGCCGAGATGACGAGCTCGCAAGGCTCGATTGCGACGCTCGACCGCTCGCAACTGCCGGTCGCGTGCGTCGATACCGACCGACTCGCCGACTATGCTACGCACCGCATCTATGAAGCGATACCGTTCGGCTCGACGACGGGCGAGCAAGAGGCCGTCAACGACGAAGACGCGCCGTTGAACAACTTCTCGGGCTTCACGTATCAAGCGTACAACTCGGGATGGACGACCGTAGCGACGACGACCTTGTCGGATTTCAAGGGCGGTCATTTGTTCGCGGAATGGTCGGGCAACGCGTACGTATGGCCGGCGAACTCACAACCGGCCGTAACCGTGCGCAAGTTCTCGCCGAGATATGTGCGGCTTCGACTGGTTGTCGCCGGCCGTACGCTTGTCGAGTCGCTCGGTCCCGCGTCGCACGAGTTCTTTCGGGTCTTCGGTACCGGTATCTTCGAGCAAGGCGACTTGACCGTTTTGGCGCAAGTGCGATTGACCGACCAGTCATACGACGACATGGTCGAAGAACACAGTACCAACAACCCGATATGTCAAGCGCACGTCTACTCTATGCGGTTCCTTGCCGTCGGTCGGTGGAGGTAGCATGTCGAGAATCGATCGCGCCCGTATTGTCGACGGCGACCAGGCGAACGCCGCCTCGTTGAACGACCGCTTTGACGACTTCTCGCAAGCGAACGCGCTCAACCGCTTCAACCTTCGAGACGCGGCCGTCGACTTGCCGCAACTCGTCAAGAGTCCCGACTTCCAAGCGCCCTTCGTACAGGTCGACGACATCGGCAAGAGCGACTTGTTGCACGCTTCACCTGTGTCAATCACGGGCGGCGCTTCGGCGCCCTATACGACGCCGCACGTCATCGAAGACGGCGCCGGCAACGCGACCTTCGCGACGTATTCGGGCGGCTTGACGGTCGACCCCGAAGAGGTCTTGCGTATCTACTGGTCGCTATCGGTCGACGCCGACTTGACCGGTACACCCGCAACGGTCGGGTTTCAGTCGGTACAGATTACCCATAGTGGCGGTTCGGGCGCGGCCGTCTCGACGTCGGCCGGTTGCTTCGTCGCGTGGCTTCAATGGGATATTACGAGCTCGGCGTTGTCCGCATGGACCGAAGTACCAGGGCAAGGCGACTTCAAAACCGCCTTCGGTTCGAACTACGGTAACGCGTTGACGAATTGCAAGGCGACGACGGTCATACCGCTATGGGCGTCGTATCCGCCGACACTATCGAACGGCGAACCGACGACCGCCCGCACGACCAATTCGATGGGATGGCGCGGTATCTCGGGCGCGTGGCATTACGTACCGACGTCGTCAACGACGATTTACGGGCTTCGCATCGTACTGGTCGGCGTCATGCACCCGAACCGAATCTCGACGGCCGGCGCGAACAATCTCGTCATGGATACCGGCGTCAATACGCGTGCGACGCTCGAATACACCGGCGGCCAGCTCGTCACGTTCGTTAATCGGGTCAAATAATGGCATACACGAAGCCGAACACGTTCGTCGACGGTACGACCCTGACGGCCGCCGACCTTCAAGGCAACGTCGACGCGTTGCGGGTCTACCTTCACAACGGCGTTATCCAGAGCGACTTGAACAACGCGAAGTTCATCACGACCCGGCATATTCAACCGCCGCGTTTCTCGGCGCTCGAAGGTCTTCAACAAGGCGTCACGGGCTACCAGGGCGGTCAATGGTCGGGGTCGCTTGTTCGCCTACAGTTCGCGACGTCGTACTTTCAGGGCAACGGCCGCAATACGAGCAACGGCGCATGGACACGGGTACCGAATACCGCTTTTAGCTTCGACCTTCGACGCGACGCGAAGCTCTTGTTCCATTGGTATATCGAAGTCGAGGCCGGGCCGGATGACGTACCGCAAGTCACCGGCCGGACGAACGCGATTGACGACCGGCATGTCTACTTCGCGCCCTATTACGGCGTATTGACGGACACGAAGCGCAAAGTCAACGCGCAAGAGGTACAAAACAACAAGAGCGGCTTTCGGTCGACCGACCCGTATGGACCCGACGAGGGATACACCGTGTGCAACGGGTACGGGCAACGGTCGGGCGTCTACTCGAAGTCGCTTACGGCCGGTACCGAAGCCGAGTTCGGGTTGTGCGTGTATAGCGAAATCGACCGAAGCGCCGTTGTGAACTGGTCCATCGCGATTGAAGCCTGGTATCTATAGGGGTCTTGTATGGCGAATCCTGCACTTATTCTCGGCGGCTTGACTGCGGTATCGGGTATCGCTTCGGGCGTCGGTAATCTCGTCGGCGCACAACGACAAGCCGACCAGGCGGCCGAAGAGCAACGGCGACTTCAACGACGAATCGCGCAGATTCGAGCGAATCGCGGCTTGTCGGGCGCCGAACGCGCTCGTATGGAGGCCGAAGCCGGTCGCGAAGCGGCGACTATCGAGCGGTCGCTCGGCGCCGAACGGGCCGAAGGTCTTGCGGCGCAAGCGGCACTCGGCGGTGCGGTCTCGGGTCGGGACATCTTTCTACGCGAGCAAGCCGCACAACAAGCCCGCACGGGCGCCCGAATCGAAGCCGGTCGAGACATCCAAACGGCCGAAGCGATGCGACGAGCCGAGCAACAAGCCGAGATTGCGTCGTTGCGGGGCATGAAGTCGGAGGCCGCACAACGCGAGGCGGCGTTCCAAGCGCAACGGGCGCGGGCGGTCGGCGAAATCTTCGGCGGTGCGGCCGCCGGCGGTGTCGCGTATACGCAAGACGTCATCGGCAAACAAGCGGCCGAAGAACAACGCGCCTTCGACTTGAAAATGAAACTCGCCGAGCTCGGCGAACTCGACGACGAAGCCGTACGCGCGGCCGCCGGCGGTACGTCGAACTCGTACGCACCCCGACTTTGACGAAGGTAGCCCGACATGCCGACGAAGA